GTAAAAGATATTTCCAAATAGCATGGAGAAACGAGAGGTAAAAGTAGTGCATGTACACCTGATTTTCGAGAAGAAAGATTTCTATTTCGGAAGTCTGTCGGCAGTGTTTGATACGCTGGAGGAAGAGCGGATCGGTATCAAGAAAAGTACCCTTTTACACGCTGGTTTGACTGATGGCAGCATAAAGATGACACAAAGAGCCAGGATTGTCGTTTCTCACCTTATTAGAAGCAATCGTTAAACCGTTGTTATATTGCTGTTTAAAGGCTGTTGTGATACTCGTTCCCGTAGTATCATGGCGGCCTTTCTTTGTATGTGTAAAGACAAAAAGAGCTACAAAAAGACTTATATAAAAGAACTACAATCATAAATGTTAAAACACTTACAAAAGACTTACAAAAAGCCGTATTTCCGGCATTGTACAGATATACAAAAAGTCAGGAAAACGGCTGTTTTTGACAAAAAACGCCCTTTAAGTGGGTAGAAAAAGCCACCTACATAAACGTATTAATTAATATGGTTGTGCGATTTATATTACATGTTATCAATAAGTTACATGCTGTATTGCCATTTTTTGCCTTCATTTTTGTGTGCGTTCGCCTTTAAGGGGCTATTCAAGCCCTACGTGGCCAACCACAACGGCGATACCGGTTATTTCATCAACAGGTATGTCGAATGGCGGATATTCTTTGTTATCAGAGATTGCGCGTAAGTGTTTTTTGTCTTCCCCAGGCATAAGTCGTTTCACCAATATGCCTTGCTCGCGTGTTGCTATTACGTGGCACTTATTCCATTGCAGGAATTGAGTGTTGCGGAGTATAGAGCACGCAATAACGTCTCCCGGATTAAAGTGAGGGCACATGGAAAGCCCGGAAACCTCAATCATAAAATCAACATGGCAATATTTGAATTTAGGAATAACATAATACTCCTTTACGTCGGCCTCTTCAATAGAAAAATCGCCATTACCGAAACCAGCTGCTGCCTTTCGTGTCACTAAAGGGATGGGGTGCAACCCATTTCGTGCGGCCTCGGCAAATGGAATAGCCTCCGGTTTTTCGGAAATATCGTCTATTTGCTTTGCTGGCACTACATGATTAATACATTTCTCTGAGGCTGTGCCCGAAAAATCAGTAAAGTTTTCATTTTTTGACATAGCTCCTCTACCTGTTAGAAGCCATTCTGGATTAACATCGAGATTTATCACGATTTTTTCCAAAACATCTTGTTTAGGCATAACGCCTTTAATATATCCGCGTATATTCCCCTCGCTTACCCCTAATTTAGAAGCTATTGCTGTGTTTTTTCCACCACCAAGTTGTAGAACTATTTCGCTAATTCTTTCGTGAATTGTTGTTGCCATATCGTGATAAATCAAATTATTCGTGATTTTTCTCGCGATTTGTTTTGTTTATTCGTGAGAAGTCACTATGTTTGCAGCGTATTAACAATGATAACGGGCGGTAAATATAGAAAAAACGCTCGAGACGGCATAATTAAAACGGTTAAACATGAAAGCAATCAAAGTATTTATCGACGAAAGGGAGCAGTTTAAGATGCTGAACCTGATTGAAAAGTTCAACAGCCATGAGGATATAGCGGCTGCGGGGACGGGGCAAACTGATTTTGTAGTGGCGGCCAGTGGCGAATGTGCGATGGCTTACGTAAGGGCGGTTCTTGCCGGGAAATTGGATGATTGTACGATTGAAACTATAAAATAAGGAGGAAATATCATGAAAGTGAAAAAGGTAATCGCAAAGAAGGAGTGTGTACGGTTCAATACAGGCGTGTGCCCTGGAAAACAAGAGTTGCTGAAAAAGATAGAAAAGGAATTAAGCGGGATGCCGGAAACGGCAATATTCCAAAATGTCTATGTTGGCGGTATTGCCATTTTGGAGAGAAAAACGGTTGGGAAGGAAATAGATTTGAAATACTCAAAACTGTTCAGGTATGAAGATTTGGTTCCCGGTATTATGACCGCCGACCAGTTTAAGAGATTAAAGGCAAGAGGGACTATTCAGGTCTATATGCTGCCCGGGCCAAACACGCCCGGACAGTATTTCATAAATCTTCCGGATCGGGACGAAACAGGTGCTAATAGAGCCGGTCGATCAGCAGAATCATCTGCTCTTCAGCACCGTTGGATTGTTCAAAGACTTGAAGAGCTTGAGCAGCAGCGTAAGAATCTATTATTCTTGGTATGTCGTATCCTTCAAGCCGCCCCCGGATATAAACTACGTCCATCAGAACTTGCGCCTGAAACCGTCGGCGACTTATCTTCTCTTTCTCAAGAGGCGGTATGCAGCCTGCTAATTCGAATGACGAAAGAGGATCCCATGAATATTTAATTTTTGGTTTACTATGCTACAAAAGTAGCCAACTTCCGCAGTTCGTGAGAATAGCGGAAGCCTTTTCAAACAGAATAATAACGGTATTCAAAAAGTGATAAAATATGAAACGACAAATAATAATCGACAGCGACGCAAGAAAGAGACTCCAGGAGGTATTTGGAGTTACCCGCGTTACGGTGTGGAAAGCACTCAACTATGAGAGCGACAACGAATTGGCCCGGAAAATCCGTTACACGGCAAAGAAAGAGATGGGCGGCATAGAAATAAACGGTGCTCTTCCCGGATTTGAGACCGTCCACGATACGGCCGGTAGAATCACGACCCAGACCTTTGGCCCCCGTGTGAAGATCATTCTGTACTGGGACACCAACAGAACCGCCGTATTGGTAGATGGCGAAGTCCGCCGGATAGAAGACGGGCTGACACTTTCCGAATTTATGAGCGTACAAGGCGAAGTCTATAAAATGGCCCAGTCTTTAGAAGGATAAGGAGGACCCAATATGGAATACTACGGGAAAATATTATGTATTTCAAAAGAGGACCTGACGAGGGACGATCGGCCCGCTGTTGGCGGTTATCAAATTGATAGCGTAATGGGACCGATCATGAGCGTAAGTTGCTACGATCAACTGGTTTATAGAAAGAAAATTCGAGTTGTCCGCAAAGGTGTAGGCCGCGGTGTTACCGCCCTTATTGCGGTCGGGAGCCTCCCTGAGAAATACCGTAAAAGAGTAGAAGAGAAATACGGCAACATGCGCCTGGAGATACTCAGGCATTATTTTCTGGCCCATTGGGTTATAGACGATGATGCCCGGACGTTCTACGCCAGAAAAAGCCTCGTTCTCGGTGACAATTTCGATTTGGACAAACAGCAGGAATGTGTCCTGAACGCATCCGCGATACGGGCCGTCCTCCATCTGATGGATGACGTAAAGATGCAACGCGCCGTCATGCAGGGCGAACGGTTATGCTGGGAAGAGATGGCCGGTGCGATCAATTTCTACCAGGCCGAGTTCGGCCATACGCTTCCCCTTTCGGTGAACCGCTTTAAAAAGAAGGTCCTCGAATTTAAGGAGAAAGGCTACGAAGCCCTTATCAGCAAGAAATTCGGCAACCAGAACACGCGTCTGGTCAATGTCAAGGTTGAAAAACTGCTGGTCAGCATCGCCGCACGCCCTAACAAGCCCTGGAATACCAGCGTTCATGAGATGTATAACCAGTTCGTGCGTGGCGAGTTGGAAATGTATGATCCGGAAACGGGCGAGATTTACAACCCGGAGGATTATACGGACAGGAAAGGCAACCCGATAGAGTTAAGCCCCTCGACGGTCCAGTATTATCTGACGCTGCCTAAAAATCAGGCATTGATAGACAAACAGCACATGAGCTGGACGACCTTCATGCACGAACAACGGCCGCACGTCCACCGTGAGAATCCCGAATACAGCTTCAGCAAGGTCTCGTTTGACGACCGCGACCTGCCGCGTAAACTGAAGGACACGAAACAACGTCCGAAAGCCTATTACGCCTACGACGTGGCGAGCCAGTGCGTGGTCGGGTTCTCCTACAGCCGGAAGAAGGACACGGAGCTGGTCGTGGATATGTTCCGCAATATGTTCCGCCTGATAGACCGCCAAGGTTGGGGAGTTCCGGCACAGGTGGAAGTAGAGAACCATTTGATGAGCCAATGGAAAGAGGGTTTCCTAAAGGCCGGGGAAGTGTTCGAATTTGTACGCTTCTGTGCCCCGCAGAACTCGGAAGAGAAATATGCCGAATCGATGAACGGTGTCAAAAAACGCAGCTTTGAGCACGAGCACCAGTTGGGGATCGGACGCTTCTATTCCAAATTGAAGAAATACCGGACGGAATCGAAAAAGGTATTTGACGAACTGAACGACACCTACGAGGACAAGCAATATTACACCTGGGAGGAACTGATCGCGGAGGACCAGGAAATCATCCGCCTGTTTAACGAATCTCCCCACCCGAACCAGAAGAAATATCCGGGCATGAGCCGCTGGCAGGTGCTTTGCGAACGTATGAATCCGGATTTACGTCCGTACGATAAAGCCTATATAGCCCGGTTTATCGGCGAACACGTTCCGACCACCATCCGCCGGAACAGCTACTGCCGAGTGAACTATACGGACTACTGGCTGAGTTCGCCCGAAGTCATAGGACGGCTGGCCCCAAACAATTACAAGGTGGACGCCTACTATATACCGGAAGAGGACGGCGGCATAAAAGACGTGTTCATCTATCAGAACGGGAACTTGATCGACACGCTGGTAGACATGGGCAAGTTCAACACCGCCGACGCGGAACAAA